ATCGGGGCGGGTCTAAAGCAGGTTCCGAGTTACGCCGCGCCGGTCACAGGCTTTGCGCAGGTACAGGCGCTCACGCAGGCCGATCTTCGCCACCTCGACGGCTTGAATATCCAAGGAGCTACGCAGTCGATCATCTTGCGCGGTCCGCTCGATGCCATTGTGCGCGTCAACTCGAAAGGCGGCGACCTGGTTACATTCGGTGGCCAGACTTGGCTTACGGTTGCCGTTCTTGAGCAGTGGCCCCTTTGGACGCGGGCCGCACTTCAGCTACAGGATGTGAACTGATGTCCGCGCCGATTGAGTACGTTCCCTCTATCGCAATCGATTCAGTGTTCGATGCTCTGGGCGCGTTCATTCAGCCTTTTGTTGGCACAACGCAGATCATCCGCGCTCAGGTAAACCGAGTCGCAATGCCCAGCGGTTCCTTTGTCGAACTGACTGAGATTGCAAGCACGGACCTCGAAGTTCCGCGCCAATGGTACGACCACGACAATCAAGAGCGGGACATCATCGGCCCGAAGCGCCTCACGATTCAGGCAGATTTCTACGGAGAATCGGCTGGCGATTGGTGCGCGGCGGTCAAAACGGTTTGGCGGACGCCCTATACGGTTGCCCAGTTTCCGGTGGGTATCGCCCCGCTGTACTGCGACGATGGGCAGGAAGTTCCCTTGGTTACTGGGGAGGAACAGTACGAAAGACGATGGGCGCTGACAATGAGTTTGCAGTACAATCCTATTGTGATCGTGCCGCAACAGTCGGCGGAAGTGTTGAGCATGAACATTCTCAACGATGTGGACGCATAAGGAGAAGAGATGACGATTCCGGCCTCGCAAATTGCAAACGTGATTCCTGGCGTACTCAGCCCCGGCGGTTCCGGGCTGGTGATGAACGGCCTGGTGCTAACAGAGAATGTCCTCCTGCCAGCCGGAACAGTTCAAAGCTTCGCCAGCGCAGAAGCGGTGTCGGCCTTCTTTGGGCCGTCCTCGGCGGAGTTTGCCTATGCGTCGATCTATTTCGCTGGATACGTGAACGGAACGCAGCTTCCGTCGTCGATTCTGTTTGCCTCATACAACGGCACGGCAGCCCGCGCAGCTACGCTGACGACGGGCAGCTTCGCTCACTACAGCCTTGCTGAAATGCAGGCGATTTCAGGCGTGCTGACGCTGACGGTGAATGGAACGGCCATCACCTCTGCGTCGATCAGTCTGACTGGCGTTGTGAGCCAGAGCGCAATGGCGACAGCGATCCAAGCAGCTTTTACCGATCCCAACTTTGCGGTCAGTTGGAGTTCGGTCACGAGCCAGTTCGTTTTCACGAGCAACACTACCGGCACCAATTCGACCATCACCTTTGGGACCGGGACGATTGCCGACGATCTTTTGACCACGGCGGCGGCGGGCGCGGTTCTTTCGCAAGGGGCTGCTGTTGACACTCCTTCGGTCGCCATGACGAGGATTTGGGGCTTGAATCAGAACTGGGCCACCATGTCTTCGATGTTTGAGCCGGACCTGGCAGATAAGAAGTTGTTTGCAGCATGGTTCAGCGAACAGGACGATGAAGTTCTTTGGGGGGCATGGGACAGCGATTCCAATGCCAGTGTCAGCGGCGGGGCCGGCACTTTCGGGGTTTGGGCGGTCGCCAACAACATTAACGGCGTTATGTGCATTGGCGGCGATCCGGCTCTCGGAACGTTGGGACCGCTGGTAATGAATGTCGCGGCCTTCGTACAGGGCATGATCGCTTCTATCAACTTCTCGCAGACCAATGGCAGGATTACGCTGGCCGGCAAGTCCGCTCAGGCGTCTGCGGCAGTGCTCCCGACTTGCGCCAATATCCAGACCTACCAGAATCTGCTGGCGAATGGCTACAACTGTTACGGCGCATTCGCTTCCCGCAACCAGGGGTTCACGTTCTTCTCGAACGGCAACATGCCGGGAAGTTTCCCGTGGGCAGATCAGTACATTGATCAGATTTGGCTGAGCGCGCAGCTTCAACTTGCATTGCTCAATCTCTACACGGCTGTAAACGACATTCCCTATGACCCTACCGGCTACGGATTGATTCGGGCTGCGCTGGTGGGCCAGCCGACAGCGAATGGGAACGTGACGTTTGACGGGCCAATCAACAATGCTCTAAACAACGGCGTTATCCAGATTGGCGTAACGCTTTCCTCAACTCAGGCGGCGGCGGTAAACAACGCGGCTGGCGCGAACGTGGCAGGAACGATTCAATCAAACGGCTACTATCTGCAAATCCTCGATCCTGGCGCGGCTGCTCGTAACGCACGGCAGACTCCAATCATCAATCTCTGGTACACGGACGGTGGCGCAGTCCAGCAGTTCAGCATGGCAAGTGTGGACATTTTGTAAGCAAGGGGTGAACTATGGGTGACTTTAATAATCAAGTGACAGGCGGGGCAAGCACGATTACCTCCGCGAATTCGGTTGTCAGCATCACCGTGGCGGGGCTTTTTACAACGCCCGTGCAACTGCAAGGCTATTCGGCTGATAAGGCATGGGACACGGCAGCCGTGGTAGTCACAGAAACGCAAATCGGCGTGGACGGGCGCAAGACTGCGGGCCTGGTCTTCAATCCCGTCAAGCAGACATTCTCCTTTCAGGCCGACTCGCCGAGTGTGCAGATTTTCGAGTCGATCTTTGCAGCTCAACGCGCTGCCCGCGACGTGTATTATCTGTCGGCTACCATCGATCTGCCCGCAACTGGAGAGTCCTACATCTGCAACAAGGGAACGCTGGAGGATTACAACTCGGTCGCCTCGGCTGGCAAGGTTCTCATAGCCCGTGAGTTCTCAATCAACTGGGGCAGCATCCAGCCCTCAGTCCTGTAGACGGAGAGGATTATGGCAAGGAAAACAACGACGTACACGGTTGACTCCGAAGGGCGAGACAAGGGCAAGCAGTTTCAGCTTACGGAGATGCCGGCAACGAAGGCAGAAGACTGGGCAATCCGAGCAATGTTCGCGCTGGGCGCGGCGAACGTGGAGATTCCCGAAGGCGCTCTGCAATTAGGCATGGCTTCGCTCGCTGAGATCGGAATCAAGAAGTTGTTTGCTGTCGAAGCCGCTCAGATGCGCCCATTACTTGCTGAGTTGATGGAGTGCGTTGAGTTGGTTCCCAATCCCCAGAAGCCGCAAGTCAAGATCAAGTATCCGGTTTTTGAGAGCCAGGTTGAGGAAGTGAAAACACTGTTGCTGCTCAAGTGGGAGGTACTGAAACTGCACCTGGATTTTTCGCTCGCCGCCAGCCTCTCGGAATCGCTAGGCAAGGCGGTGGAGGAGGCAAAGCACAAGCCGAGTATGCGAACGTCCCCAAGATCATCGGAGTCATTGTAGGAAGGCGTTTAGCGACACTGCACGAATTGCAGACGATCTACGGCGAGGAGGATGCGCACAATCTGCTCGAAATAATTGCCGTGGATTCAGCGAACGAGAGGGAATAGACCATGCCAACCATCATCGATTCCCTCATCGTGCAGTTGGGATTAGACGTTAAAGACGTAGACGGTAAAGCTCCTGGTGTTCATAGAAAGCTCTCCGATCTTGAAAAATCCGCATCGAAAACCGAAACTGGCGTTAAGGGAATCGGCAAAGCATCCAAGGACACTGCCGGGGAGCTAACAGTTCTTTCCTCTAAACTGGCATCGTTTCTAGCCGTCATCGGCGGAACTGTCGCTGTGCGCGCGTTCGTAAAAGACACCATAGAAACCAATACGCAGCTTTACTTCCTTTCCCGCAATCTGGAAATGAGTACACAGAAGCTCTTTGCGTGGGGTGCCGCTGCTCAAGAGATCGGCGGCAACAAGGGCGCGATTCAGAACTTCATGCGGACCATAGCGGGAATGCCGGGAGAACTTCTGACTGGAAAAATGCCGCAACTCCTGCCACTCTTTGCTCGACTTGGCATTTCGTTTCGTGAACCGTTTGACAAGATCATGGTGGACCTGTCTAAGCGTTTCGCTGGCATGGATCGCAAGATGGCGTTCAGCTTCGGAATGGCCAGCGGAATTCCAGAAGATGTGATGAATCTGCTTTTGCAAGGCCCAGGAGCGGTTCAGGCGGCAATGGTAAGAACCAAGGGATTTGGGCCTACGGAAAAGGAAGCGGCATCGGCGGCAGAATTGAAGCGCCGGTTCACAGACCTGGAATTGCAGCTAGTCAAAATCGGATATGACCTGTTGTACAAGATCACGCCATACCTGGAGAAGTTCTTAGACCTTCTCCAGAAGATTGGGGCATGGGCGCAACGCCACGAGAAGATTGTAGCTATCATTGCCGGGGTTGCAGCGGCCCTTGCTGCCGTCGCTGCGCTTGCAAGCGCACTTGGTGCCGTTTCTTTCGCATGGACGGCTCTGGCGGGTGCTGTGGAGGCTGCTGGGCCTTTTCTGGCTGTGTTAGGTATCGTGGCGGCGCTTGGAGCGGCAGTTCTTCTTCTTTGGAATGATTACAGGAAGTGGGCTGAGGGAGGTAATAGTTGGTTTGACTGGGGCGAATTTGAACGAAACGTGAGGAAGGCCGGCGAGGCTTTCAAGTGGCTTGGCGGGCAAATCGAGGAAGCAACAAATCGCTTTGAGAACTGGCTTCGAGCGCATGGGATCAAAGTTCCCGAGAATGCGGTCAAGAAAGCGTTGATATGGGGATGGAACAACACCACGCTGCCTGGGCTGCTGGGAATCAAGATCAAACCCAGCAAGCCTGAGTCGGAAGATGACCTGCTTGAAAGAATTTTCACGCGCGAGGGATTTTACGACAAATCTTCTTCCGGTAACCAGAATATACCGCAGAAGGCGCACAATCCAGGCGACATTCTGTATGGGGACTTTGCCGTTGCTCACGGAGCGACCGGATACATCCTCGCCCAGGGCGGAAAGAAAGTTGCCACTTTCCCTGATGACGATACCGGAAAGGCGGCTGCTCGCGCTCTATTGGGAACGAAGGAATATGCCGGCCTAAGTCCAGACGAGGCAATTTCTCGTTGGCAGACTGGATCAGCAACGGCGCTGATGAATGGAGTGGCGAATGCCTCCAGAATTCCAGCGTCTGTTTCCTCCTCGTCAAGCATGAATACAGCCAACACAGACAACAGCCGGGTTACTAACATTGGAACAATCAACTTGCATAGCCCGGCAGGTGGTCCCGCCATGACGCCTTCGATGGCGCGTGGAATGGATTGGACAACGCTTTTGACTCAGCAGAATGCAGGTTTGATCTGATGCCTCTGATTCCCTATCCCGACGTTCCCGATTACGCAGGAGTGCCGCCAATCCCTCGCGTTGCTCCCGGAGAACCAAGCATCAACATCAGTATTGCTGCTCCTCAGGATTGGATGATTAACCAGGCACAAGGAGAATTGCCGTGGGGGATTTATACGTCCGCGAATCAACCCATTTACACGCCAACAGACGGCGGAACGCTCTCGGTTTTGTCGTTTGGATTTGCACGCTCGATGCAAGTTAGCGACTTCCCGGTTGAGGCAAACAACACAAACCAAGGTGCGGCTTTTGCCAGTTTCAACAAAGTGTTTCAGCCCTCAAATCCCATTGTCACTCTAGCAATGAGCGGAACCGAGGCCGAGAAAATAGCGTTTCTCGCGGCGATAGATGCTGCCTGTCAGTCTACCGAGCTTTTCAATGTTTACACGCCGGACGCTTCCTACAGCGGGGCAGAAGGCTCATGCACGCTTGAGCGGTACAGTTACCA